GGTTCCTTAACTTGTTCCGGTTCCTTAACTTGTTCCGGTTCCTTAACTTGTTCCGAATCCGTTTCCGGCTCGGGTTCTGTCTTTACTTCCGGCGCGGTTTTCGCTCTACGTCTAGCGGGTTTTTTGGGTTCTTCCTTTTTGGTTTCGCCCTTTTCGGTTTCTTCCTTCTCTGCTGCTAGTTGTTCCTTAACGGCTGCAATCGATTCGGCGATACTTTCCTTTTTGAAGTCATTTTGCGGCTCCGTAACGGGTTTTTCCCCTTTGAGAGTTTCATCTACTTCTCCCGGTTCTAAAAACCCGTGTACGGGTTTTATTGCGGTTCCTGCGTTGATGTTAGCAAGGTTGTTGAGATACGCGGCGGTTGCCTGTAACATACTCGGGTTCTCGTTCTCGTTCTCGGTGTTCAGTTCAAAGTTAATTCTCATTTTTCTTCAAATTTTAAAAGTTTATCTAATAATTCGCTACGTGATATACGTATTTTCCCTGCTGCGTTTTCAAACCTTGTCAGATTTCCGATTTGCAGCTGATAACGGATAGCGTTTTCGGTGCAGCCTACTAGCTGCGCCGCCTGTGCTACTGTCAGCAATTTGTCTTTTTCTTCTTTGGTCTCCATTCTCGTTTTTTAGTTCTAAATTCTCCTTTTCTTGAAAAAAGATAATCGCTAAAGGCCTTTTGGCGCGCTTGCTCATAAACGGTAAGATACTTGTCGGCGTTCGGGATGATAAAGCCGCGGATATTATATTCAAATTTCTTTCCGCCTTCTTCCTCCTCTAGTTCCTTCGAGAATACCTCCGCTATGGTAACCGCGCCGGGCCGGCCGTATAGCTCGTTTATCTCTTTCAAATTAATACATTCAAAGATTCTCTTTTTTACCGTATCATAGAAAAACTTTTCTAATCGGTAGATTTTTAAATATCCCATATCTAGTAATTATTTGCGCGATTCTCCGGGCCTTCCGGAATAGTGCGATAAAGTTTAGTATGGCTTACAGTTCTTTTGCGAAAAGGATTCCGGCTTTATAGCTTCAATTAAGCGGATACCGCACCGGATTTTCAAATGAATTGGGATACCGTCCATATTTCCCTTCTAGCCCCTTTTGGTTACGATTGGCGGGGTTCTCATTTCCTTATCGACATTGCAAAGATACGGCTTATTTTCGAACTACAAAACATTTTGAGAAAAAACTTTGTGAATTTAACTACGATTAACGTTTCGGTGTGGGGTGTCACAGATGAAACCAAACGTCACAGATGAAGAATGACACTTAACGCGCTGATAATCATAGTAGATAGGCCCAGTGTCACAGATGTAACAGATAAATCCCTATTAGTCTAAAATGTAAATATGCGATATACGATTTGATATATATTAACATTTAAAGCCTTTTTAGTTTTAACTCTATACGATTTATCTATTACATCTATTACAATAGGGTTAAGTATCACTATTTCAGCGAGTTGGGTGTCACAGTAAAAAATCTTTAATTAATTACGCAAAAATTTTGTAACTTGATAATCAGTTAGTTAGGCGTCACAGATGAGTGTCACAGATGATTTTAATTGTAAACATTTTTAGTCGAAAGTCGCTGAAAACCGTACTTTCATCTCGGAACGCGGATTTTTGTTTGAAACGGTTGTGTACAGTTTCGGACGTCCGATTCTAAAAAATAGGAACTTCTTTTGCTTCGCGTGTGTAACCACGTCTAATGTATCAGTACTATGCATGGCTATTTTAATGCTATCCGGAAGGCCCTCCACGTTGATAACGTTCCAACCGTCATTATAATTTGCGGTTCGCCGCACGCCGGAAGAATCTATAACGGTCTTAACTACCGTGTCTATCTTCGTAATCGTCTCGGTTCTTGTTATTCCTTGTAACTCCTTATTCTTTATTCCTAGCTCGCGTACCTTATTATTAAGGTCTGAATTGAATAGCTCTAGTTCGGACTTCTCTAGGGACAACCTGCGCGCCTGCTCGGCGTAATCTCCTGCGGTTGTCTTGTACTGCCGCGCCTCGGTATTGATAGCCTCTATATTGCTGTCCAGGCGGGCCAATTCTTTTTTCTGCTGCTGTACCTTCCGCACAGAGAAGAAAAGCAATATAGCCGCCAGTGCGACGGCTAGTATTAATATTTGATTTAATCTGCTCATAAGTGTAATACTTGTCTTTTAACGTTATTCATATCATATGAGATGTGCACCCACTTGTATTTTTTCTCGTCTATGAGTTGACAAAATGGTAGGTTCAATTCCTGTGCCAAATCGAATAGTTTTTTATTTTCTTCCGGGCTGCCTGCGGTTATGTCTGCGGCCTGGCCCCTTTGGTGCTGTGACGTTTTTACGCCCCCTACCGCCGCGTTAAGCCTCGGCGACCTGTAACCGCTAGTCACCGTTATCGGGCTCCCGTATGCCTTCCGTAACGGGTCTAGCACGTTATTTATTAACGCCTTCAGATTCGCTTCCGCTTCCGGTGTCGGTGCGTTGTCTATCTTCCGGGCTTCCGCCGTCACCGACCTTGTTAGTTCCTTCACTGTGAAATACTCCATTCTTTAACTTTTTTATAAATTCTACATACTTAGTGTTAATCAGCATGTCCAACACTGCTATAAATTCGTTATCCGGCTGTATCAACTTGAAATTACGAATAATATTCTTCGCATACACAAGTGCAAATAACGTTGTTAACAGTCTAAGAACGTGCGTATAGTCCCCTTCCGGTTGTATAAGCCTTGCCGCCGCCGCCGTGAAAGTGATAACTATCGCGGCTATCGCATACTCGAAAAATGCATGGAATGCTTTCCTGTGTGAGTACGGTTTCCCGGCCCTTAAATCCGCCACAAGGCCTACCACGAAATTCAGCGTGCCGAATAGAACTATAAGTACAAAAAATGTCATAACGTCGTTGGTTACTGACATAATAAAGGCGATAACCGATATTCGCGCCGCGTCTAGTATCCCGTCCATTATTACCTTATTAAACATATTCTACTTTGTACCTGGTTACACTCGCACGAATCTTTTAACAGCCTGTCTTTTCGGAGTTGTTCCAAAAGCGGCACTATAAATTGGTCTGCCTTCCCGCGTTCCGCCTCGAATCTCTTGGCCTTGTTGACGTCCGGTAATACGTAGCTACCTAGATAATTCTGTATCTTAACGCCGCTCGCTGTGCTGTTCTGTTCGCTCGTCTGCACGTAGCGCGCGAAAGCGTAATAGCATATAACGGTATCAAGTCCTGTATATTCGTCATTATCCGGCTTGTATTCTGCCGGGGTAGCCTCGTATGTCATACATAGTTGGGGCTTGACATCTAGTTGGTCGGCCTCATAAAATGCCTTCTCTAGGTCGGCGTCTTTCACATCGACCGCCAATGAAAACAATGCTCTTAATCTTGCAATAGGATAAGCCATAATTATATAGTTTGCTCTCCCGGGTCGGTAGCTGCTGTATCCACTGCGGCGCCTTCCAGGTTGTTATTAATATCAGTCATTGCCGTATCTACGTCAAAGATATACGCCAGGTCGCGGGATATACGTTCCCTAACACGGGAAAGTGAACGCCTGTACACTTTCTGCATCTCTTTAACCACTTCGCCGGACGCGTTCGCAAAACTGATTAGTGACGAATCAATTAGCGGGATTGGAATGGTATAGCAAGCTATCGCGATATCTTTCCGTAATGGTTCGCTGTACTTCTCGTACAGGTCCGCATCAATAGGCGTGCCTACCTGTTCAACTCGTATAAATGGCTTGTCTGTTATCCCTACGGCGGTGTCTCTTACCGTCAGTACGGCCCCGGTACCCTCTACGCCCATCATATTTGTAATCGCTTCCCGGAATTCGTCTTGTTCGCGGTCCGATTCAAAATCCCCGTGCGTAACAATGCTACACGCGTGGAACCCTCTAGACAATACGTTCTCAACGTACAGCGCATTCCCTCGTTCCGCTGCCATTTCCGGCTGTACCGCATGGAACGGGCTAATAGGATAAGGTACACGGTTAGACAAGTTGCTGTAATACAGTTGTCCCGGGTGATTTTCGATACCTCCGTATTCCTCACATTCCGCCGCGAAATTTTCCGGGTTGAATGTTGGGTACACGGTGCCCTTCTTGCTATTGGTGTCCTTAAGTGTGGAACGGTCCCAATTATCGAATACCAACCACTTGTCAACGCGACTATTGTCTTTATAGTTTTTGTTGAGTACGGCCCGGACATAACCAAACGGAACCGGATACACCGCTTTTGGCTTAAAATCACCACCGTATTGTACAATCAGCGCAAAACCTCTGTACTTGGGGATATCCTCGCCTATAAATTCTAACACGTCGTTCATATCTTGCCCGTGGTCGTTTGTCATACGTGCAAACGCCTCAACGGCGAACCCTTCGCAAACAATATTCTCCGTAGCTTTTGCTACGCACGCCGTAGCGGTCTTACTAGCGTCAATAAGGTTAGCTATCCTTTGCGGGTATAAGTTATCCGCATCGTAGCTAACAACCCCTTCCGACTGTCTCGGAAGGAGGTTTATAGCTTTTCGGACCGCTAGATATATTCTTTTTCCGTCTATCATGTCCCATAGATTAGTTATTCGAATTCTGAAATGTCGGCTGCGGCTTCCGCTGCTTCCACTGCTTCCGCTGCTTCCGCCGCCGCCTTATTGGCGGCTCTAGTAGCTGCGGCCTTCTTAGCGGCCTCGCTACGTTTTGCGGCTGCTTCCGCTTCTGCGATTTCTTCCGGTGTCGGCTCGGTTACTTCCGGCTCTGTCGGTTCCGGTTCAATCGGTTCCGGTTCTGTTGTTTCCGGTTCTGTCGGTTCCGGTTCAATCGGTTCCGGTTCTGTTGTTTCCGGGGCGAACGGGTCGTCCCCCAGTTCCGGAATAGTAACCGCTACCGATTCCATATCGATGAAGTAATCGCAGTATTCCGGGTTCGCCTCCATTAGTTCAACGGCCTTTGCATCATCGCAATTAAAGGCGCGATATACTTTCCCGTCCTCGTATGATGTAATCGACAAGTCCGGTTTCATCACGTATCGTGTGTGTTTTCCGGTCAAGTACTCATTCTCATACCATTGTGCGGCGAACTGCCTGTCAAAGCCGCATGAGTCTTCTAACTTTAAATTAGTCATACGCACACACAGCGCCAAAATCTGCCCAATATCTTGTAATCTTTCCATTTGTAATTAAATTTTAATCTGTTGTTACGCTTTCGGTGTCTTTAGTCCGTCATATGTGGTTTTTGTAATAGATAGTAACCTATCGCCCCCCGCCGCATCGGGTGTTTTCAAAGTAACGGATACAATTCCGTCCGTTGCCGAGTCCCCCGCGATTTCGGAGCATTCTAGACTGGACATAAGCCCGTATACAAAATAATTACCCGAAGTTGTTAGCACGCACGCGATAAAAGACCCTAACTGCAATGCGTTAATTAGGTTCGATAATTCACGCGCGCCAATAGTCCCCGCGTTATCAATCAATTTAACAACTACGGAATGTTCCTGCGTGGTTGTCATAATGTCATTCACCTTTGCGGCTATTGTAGCGGACACGGAGTTTCCTACGCTAGATACTACGTAGCCCTTAGTCCCCGTCTTCATCGTTATAGTCGCCAACCCTACGTCATCTACGGAATAATTACTTATATCGCCGTAATTGACTAGTATAAGTTCTTCTATACCGCGCATTGAGGTAGGTTCGGCCGCTTTCGCGCAATCAAACGTAATGTTTTGTCCTAACTTTTTAATACATGCCATAATTACCTCCTTTACGCTACGATAGCGCCCGTTCTTAAAGTCGTATATGTCGTCGGATTGAAGTGTGCGCGCTGCTCACCTATCACGTTTTCCGGCGTCGTTAACGTTATTGTTGTAAACCCACCGTTTGCGTTGGCTTCTTCTGTGTAGGCGGACATATTAAGCCCGTACACTAGCCCGTACACACGGTATATATTCTTCTCTTTCATCTTAGCAACCGCCACGAAACGACCGTTTAAGATACGGTTCACGATATCCGCGCTATTTTGGTCCTTACTGTAAATCGTAAAGGTCACGGAATCGGCAAGGGCGGCGGGCGCATTGTCATTTATACGAGCCTCGGAAGAAGCGTTAACGCCCTTCTTATTAGACTCCACTAAAATGGCTTTTCCTCCGCTAGCGAGCGTTAATGTAGCTTGTCCGGCGGTAAGGTCTTTAGACGCAATTTCTGAATAGTTGATTAGCAACAATTCTTCAATGCCCGTGGCGCCCGCGTCGCAGTCCACTAGGATAGCTCTATTTAATTTTGATATACATCCCATAGTTATGTAAGTTTAGCGTTAATTATTGTAGTCCAGGGGTTTGTATCTATTAGCGTCCGTTTCTCCCCCTTCGCATCATCGGGCGTCTTTAGCGTGATTGTGGTAAATCCCCCGTTCGCGCTGCTGTCCGTCTGAATGTCGGAAATTTCCAAACCGCAAACGGTGCCCAACATATTCCGGCTAGCCTTGAGGTCCTTATACGATACCGCCGCCATAAATCGCCCGTTCATAAGGGCGTCAATGATTAACGTACTGTTAGAGGCCTTGTCATACAGTGTGATAGTCAATGTTTGGTCTATTCCGTTCGAAACATCCGTAGCCTTCATTGCCTCCACCACTTTAACGCCGTTTTTAACCATATCGACGGGAACCGTTTTGGCTCCCGACTTAAGGTTAATGGCTGTTATGATATTAGCGGCCGATACAGTCATAGAGGCGATATCGGCGAAGTTTATAAGGTATAGCTCCCTTAATCCAACCGCGCCCAATTCGCAATTATACTGTATCGCCTTGTCTAGTGCTTTTATACAAGCCATAATTTTAGTTGATTTTAATTGGTTAAGCTGTTGCCGCTGTACACAGTTTCATGTACTGTGGAACGGCTAACATAGCGTCAGCAGCGAATACAGTAGTACTGTAATACTTTCTATCTTTCGCGTCCTGGATAAACGGCGCAATAGTCAGACTAGAGTCTTCCAATGCCAACTGAATGTTTGTTTTCGGCGTGAACGCGATGAATGATTGCACGGTTAACGCGTCGCCCTTCGCGCTGTTGGATACGTGGCGTAGCTCGTTGATTTTGTATCCCTCGAAGTAGTATGCGGGTTTCCCGTCCTCCATGTTAGCCTGTGCCAGGTTGTTATCTTTCGACTGCACAATATTCTTGTACGCGCGCATAATGTTACTAGAGACGAAGAATTCGGAGTCGTTCAACTGGTCTGCACGTTGGTTGTCAATACACCATTTCAGACACTCTAACACGTTCGCCTGGTCGGTCGGTGTCAATGCCTTGATAGTCTCGGTTGATGCCTGCATCTGCTTGATGATACCGCCATTTTTAAATACCGTGTATTCTCCGTTGGTATCACTATTTTTCAAGCCGTCCAACCACACGAGACGTAGCATATCTGCCTCCAATACCTTGAGAATTTCAGACTGCATAAATGCGGCCAACTGTGTTTGGTCGAAGTTGTCAGAAAGGTGCACGCCCTTTGCAACCATTTTCCCCCACAAATCCTGCAAACATACCACAATAGGCAGTTCTATCTGCGCATGGTCGTAATACTTAACCTTGTCCTGCACCGCGCTGTACTTGTACTCGCTGTCACAACCCGCGGAACGTCTTACCGCCTTGTCGGTAGCGGTGAATGTAAGGATAGGTTTGCCCTTCTCAATGCCGGAAAGCACCGTTACGCCTGTGGAAAGTTCGCCTTCCAAACCAAGCGTCAAAGAGATAACCTCGGATAAACTGTCAATGTTCAGTTTGTTTAAATCACTAAATGTAAATGCCATAATTTTCTATTTTTTAGTTTTTTAGTTGTTAATTAATTATTTAGCGCCATTTTTTGCGGTTCTCCAAGAATGCCTTTTGAACGGCTTCGCGGCTCAACGTTGTTTCGCTCTTTTTCTCCTCGGTCGTAACCTCGGTCTTTGCAGGTTTAGGCGTTCCGGATTTGCGGTTTAGCTGTGTTTTCAGCGCTGAAATTTCCGCCTTCAACGCGGTTACTTCTGCCTGGACTGTTGCCAGTTCTTCCGGTGTCGGTGTTTTCTTCTCTTCTTTGTCCTCGGTTTCGGGCTTTTCGGTATCTTCCGCGAGTTCTTCCGTACCTTCTACCTCGATATCTTTAACACCTGCAATTACGCCGCCCTCAACGACCAAAATAATGTCGCCGTCCGGTGTAGTAATTTGGTAATCTCCGTCCGGCGCCGGGCTTCCGTCCGCTAAAGTAACGGCATCGCCTACCTGCACCTCGTCACTAGCAGAAGATACCGTAATCTCGGTGCCGTCTGATGTGGTGAATGTTTCCGTGGATAGCTTCGTTTTCGAAAGCATAGACACCAAACCTTTAAATGAAAATTTGCTCATCGTTTTTGAATTTTTAAAGTTATTGCTAAAAAGTGAACTAGTCGCGGCGGGAAGTCCCACCAAATCAGCGCTAAAAAATGTAGTCACCTCTGTAACTGTTGCCGTTCCCGTCTCATCATCGAATTTTTTAACGTCCATTTGATTGACAGATACACCTAACAACTCCGGTTCCTTCTCAATCATGCTAACCATGAATGCGAATTCAGAGGGGTACGCGGTTTCCAGGGCTTCCGACATAACAAGGTCGGCATATACCGCCGTGTCATCGCTCGTGAAGTTCTTGAAGTATCCTATATACCCGTCCAACAAATCGGTACCGTTATGTGTCCGGCGCGCGTGAATCGGTCGTTCGTTTCCAAGCGCCACAAGGGAAGGGAAGCTTTTGGCGGAAATAACTAATTTATAGTCTTTCCCGTTCTCCTCGATAACGTTTTTCGTTTCACCCGCTTCGATTATTCGTAATTTTTCAAATATTTTCATGCTTTTTCATATGTTTTCCTTTTAATTACACTAATTGCGTCACAAAGTTATGATATTAAACTACATTTAAGGGGCTTTTTACCTATCAATTAAATACCTGCGGCCACCTGCACGCTCTGTGCGCGCTCGGTTTCCTCGTTTATGTCCGTTACTGCGACCTGTGGCGCCGGGACACGTGCGACTGAATCGTACATTATAGCGGCTAGCTTGTACAGGCTGTCATCAGACAGGGCGAAATTAGACGGCATTTTTACGGTGCCATTGGAACCTACCGAAATCTTGCCGCCGTTTGCGTAGCGATACACACCCGACGTGCCGAATGAACGCCCGCCGTACTCCATATTAAGCGCTGACAGCGCGTTAATAGCCCCGGAAGCCTTCCGGTTAAGTATGTACATGTTCTCGCCTCCTTCAGCCTCAAATCGTTGCCCATTGGAGCCTACGAACGTTACACCCCCGGCGGAATGGCTAGGGCCGTAAATCTGTCCACCCTTCGCATACTTTGCGGACGGTGTGCGTACCTTAGTATCCGGTTCTTTCGTTTTCGTGATACTCATTACTTGCTTCATCCCGGCGGCTATCACGATTGCGGCCTGTGCGACACCTAATATACCGCCTTGCGCCAATGCTTTGGTAGCGCCTAGGTACGTGTTTATCGTGGCCTGCACCACTGCTGCCGCTTTACCCGCGGCGGACTCCTCGCCTAGCAGCGTTGACAATTGCCCGGCTACATCGCCCGCCAGGGCTACACGCGCGTTCGCTGCGGCCTTCTCCCTCTGTGACTTGATTAGCTCGTAGCGCTCGTATATGCTGTCCGTCTCGGCTCCGATAGCTTCGGCGGCGGCTACCTCCATATCCCTCTGTGCGTTCAGGCGTGTCAACTCGGTTTCCAGGGAGTTACCTAACTTGATATCCTCTAGTTGTCTTTGGTTCTCAATCTCCATTGCCCGTCGGTCCCTCTCGGACTGTGCGCGGGCGTCTGTTTCCGCCTTCACTGCTGTGGCGAATTGGAGTTGTAGCGCTTTGACGTTATTGAGGTATTCCTGTTCTCCGATAAGATTCTGCTCCCTCTTATACTTCTCGGCCTCTATTTGTGCATTGATAACCCGCTGTTGCTCCTCAAGTGTGGCCGCTCCGTTCTTTAGCTCGTTCTCGGCTATCTGCAACTGCATCGCCTCGACTGCATCAGCGTATTGCTTTAATATGGCTTGTTGCGCTTTTGCCCGTGCGTCCGCCGCTCTTTGTGCCGCTTCCACTTCCGCCTTTTCCGCATCTTCCGCCGCTTTCCGGCGCGCGTCTAGTGCTGCCTTTATATTTGCCTGTTTCGCGGCTGCGTCTGCCTTCTCATATCCGGTTAACTGCCCGTATATCTCTTTCTCCTGCGTGGCGTAGTTGGCGCGGGCCTGCTCGAGTGCTGCCAGGGCTTCCTGTTCCTTCCGTGCGTCCTCGTCTGATGTGTATCCTAGCTCGTTTTGCGCCTTTATCTGCTTGTACTTTGCGTCTAGTATTGCTACCTCCATGTCCCTAATAGCGTGGAGTTTCTCGGTAGCCTGCTCTAGCAGTTTCCTCCGCTCCTCCGTGGACTTGTTTTGGTCGGCCGCTAGGGTCTTTAACTCCTCCATTTCGCGCTTCATACGGGCCATTGGTACAAGCATATCAGTTTCCGCCTTGTAAATGCGCTGCATCTCCTTCTCTAGGGCGCTAGCAGATTTAGCCGCCTCTAATGTGGCATCCGATATAAGCCCTATCTTGTTGAGTAACCAGGTTATTTTTTCGGCTAACCATTCAAAGGCCTTTGCAAGCGCCGTGAACATTTCCGTAATGTAGTCCAATAACCGCCCTATAATCGTTTGGAAGGGCGCAAAAGCCGCCTTTAGGCTTGTTGCGAGGTCGCTGTTCCTCTTTATCATCTTCTCGATAGCTCCGATAAGAGTTAACACGGTCGTCACAATGAAAAGTATTGGGTTCGCCTTCAATGCGGCGTTAAACGCCTGCACGCCTGTTATACCGCTTTTCATCACGCCGACAAGTGCGCCCGTTCCGCCGGATAGTCCTTGTGTTTGCAAAATTCCGTCCTTGACACTTTCCGCATAGTTACCCACGTTCCGTCGGTTATCGCCTACGGACTTCTCTAGCTCTTTCAGTTTGTCGGATAACGCTTTGGTTTGCTCGGTGAGTTCCACGCCTTCCTTGCTAGTAGTGCGCTGCGCCTCGGACATCTTGTTAAGTTCCGCGGTATTCTGCGCCAACTGTGCACGGAGCGCGTTAACGCTCGTGGCCTCGCTGTCAAGCAGGGTTTTCGTGCTCTTAATCTCTGCGTTGTTCTCCTTCTGTGCGTTCGCATTGTCTAACAGGGCTTTTTTCGTCTCTATCATTTCCTTGTTAAGCTTCCGTACTGATGCTTCGTACTTGTCTTGTGATACAAGTCCGTCCGCGTAATTTTGGTTCAATGCGTCAAGCGCCGATTTTTCCGTAGTATAAGCCGCTTGTAAATCTTTTTTGGTTTTTGCAAGCGCTATACTTTTCGCTATCAGAGCGTCGAGGCCCTTCTCAGCCTCGGACGTTCCGAAATTTAAGTCTAATAATGTTATTTGGTCTGCCATATGGTTAGCTCATTAAGTCTAATTTGTACAAAGATAGTTTGCAATCGCCTTTAGTTACGTCATATTCACCCAAAGATTTGAGGTAAAACCACCCGCCCAACTGCGAAAAGTAATATGCGCGGTCCAACTTGAGGTTAATAACGTCGTTATAATCTAGTCGGGCCTTGATTTTAATCTGCACTCTAGGCGCAAATAGCTTAAAGTGTCTCTTTATATAAGAGCGGTAAACATCCTCTAGTGCAGTCACATACGTAGCTGTTCCTCCTGTCGTAAATTTAGACGTTAACGCCACTTTTGGGAACGCCATAAAATTATATGCGAACGGAAGACCTGATTTATACGCGTCCTTTACGGGCGTGAGCGTTCCGGGGCCTATTGAGTAGCTGTACTTTACGTCACCCACTTGTGTAACGAGTTGGTCCGCAAATTCATCGGGCGTCTCGATAGTGTCCACGCTAATAAACTTACTGCTCCAATCCTCTAGAAGCTGGTGCCTGCTTCTCGTCTTGTCCCGTATATTGATGTTGATAATCGGTTCAATGCTCAATGTATTGTTGCGCCACTGTTTGCGCCAATGGAACGCCGTACACAAGTCATCAACCAATTTCCGAACGTCCGAGTAGGGAAAGCCTGTACCCGTTACTACTGTCCCGACGGCGGGCCTGTACGCGCTTAATACTTCCGCGGCGCCGTCGCCCAAATCAATGAGTTCTTCCGGTGCATATCCGTCCGGGAATTTGAAACACGATACCTTGCTACCGCCTATAAGACCCTTAACTATCATATACTTGTCTTTTGTCGGCGTAACGAAAACCGCGTCATTAAGTGGGGAACCGTACAGCCAAATACGGTCGGTCAGTCTTGAACGCGGGTACAATTTACCTTCGGTTAGATTAGTACTTTCCGCCACTATATGCAGTTCCGGCAGCGTGCTAGGAATCGTCTCCCCTGTGTACTCCACTATCATACGGATATCGCGCCCTACACCGGAACGGAGATTGAACCCCGGGTTTTGTCCGTTTGGGGCCAGGCCGAACAATGTAGCGTATAGTGCTTTCATTGTGTCGGATATGACAACCTGTGCGATACTAGGATAGATATACCCCCCGCGGCCCTTCGTATATTCTTTGGGAACTAGTGTCATGTTACCGGACGCTACATCATTATCCCACACGATAGACGAACGGAAAATCATAATAGTAGGCTTTAGCAGGGCCGCGTCTATCGGTTCGGGAATAGTGGCACCCTCGTTATTCTTCGGTGTCAACTTCGGGAACCTGCCTTCCTTCCATGCGATATGGTCGTTGATAACCTTTTCCAGGTTGACGACCCTAGTAGCGTTCAGCCACCCGGCAAACATCTGTTCCACCTGTACAAGAGGGTGTTGCAATCTTATCTCCTCGTCGCTCCACTTCCTTGTATTCTCTACTAGCGATATGTTGTAATTTCCGCCGTTGTACGTCACTTTGGCATAAAACTCCACATCATATCCCATGTATCGAAATGGACGGCTGTGAACGAATAATTTGCAGTCGTAGAATACGCACTCGTGGAACCCCTGTTGTAGGTTCTTGAATATGCGGTCATTGTTGGCGCTTCTCGGCACCTTGATAGTAGCCGAGAATGCCACACTGTCACCTGTCATTGTGACGGGTGATATATTGTTCACTGTGAGTTTTACAGAGGACCCCGAAAGGCCCTCAACGTAATTTCCGTTAATCCTTAATTGTACTATATCCATGTTAACCTGTTTGTTCGATTCTTATAATTATATCCGTTATTCCCGGTCTTTGGAACCTAATTTCCGTACCCCGTGCCGCGCCTGTGGTGTTAGCCGCTAGATTAATAGTAAATCTACGTACATACGGGTTCCCCTGGTGCGCTTCCGTAGATTGCAAGCTAATCCAACTATCAAGGCAAAAAAACGATATCTCATCACGTTGGTTAAGTTTTTGCGCCTGTGCGTCCACATTGAAAGTAAGGCTACCTTTTCCGATTACCCACACAGGCGCTAACCTGTCCCAATGTGTATTGGTAGATATCGCCATAGCGTCCGCGTTGGCAAATTGACCTATTGATATAGTCTTACTCACCCCCGTAACACTCATTCCTATATGAAGCGAACGCATAAAAAGACACCAATCTAGCATAACGCGGAACTTATTAAGCCGAACGCCATTTACCGTCAAGCTGTCAATGTTATACAGGTACATTTGTGACGGTGGGCTCATAGCGGGCATCTCGGACGCGGCCGTTATCAACTCAAAGTAGTGCATACTTCCGTCGGCGGCTTCTGCCGGGTCCCAACTAGCATGAACGAAATTTGCGGGCGGTGCGTTGAATGCCCGTTGGAATACCACCAAAGTACCGAGGACTTTCCCCGTTGGAACGTGTTTAACCTTGATGCGCGCAAACCTATCCTCGCCCAGGTTTTGCGCCAAGCTAAACGTTAGCCTAATGTGAGGTGTTGCACGTGTTATTTTAATATTAGTTACGTAGCTACAATTACATTCCCCAACCATATCGGTGTAAGGTATTCCGGAAGTAAATGCAAAAATATCATTATGCGCATTTCCGTCATATGCATACATACCTTTTCCCTCCCATGCGAAATCGTTCGGGAAACGGCCTACCGGACAAGCCACGGACTGCATAACGTTCACATCTGCGAACCGTCCCGTAGTATTGTGAGTTGTACGGATAATGCACGAACGCGGAGCTCCGCCCGTTTCCGGTAAATTACGTGCGGGGTTAACCTTTACGGTGCCGCCGTCCCGGTCTAGGCTGCTATCGTCTAGATTAGCCCACGCACCCGCCGCACCGGACATGTTTTTCACCTGCAATGTACCTTGTCCAGCCGTTGCACAACTAACAGTAAATGACTTTAGTTCGCCTTCCGGTGATACAGGTAGGAACTTCGGCGTAGCATTCACCACGGGTGCACCGCCCTGATTTACGGTTACCGTCGCTAGTTTAGTCGTCGTGCCTGCACGGTAAATGTGCATGTACCCTGTGCGGCTCGTTGTGCTCGGGTTTACACGTCGACGAGTCACTGCCTGTGATACCCCCGGCTTCCCTCGGCCGTTCTCCGGGCTGTTGATAATCAGCCAATCTGATTCCGGCACAATATCCCAAAATACATTACCGTTAACGTTTAGCGGCGCATTAATATCCGCGTAGTACGGAAACGACATGATTAACGGTGATGCGCTGAACTGCACGGGAATATCCGCGGGTGAGTCCGGAAGTACAGGAGAAATGTAGTTATCTTGTAGCTCCGTTGTACGGAATCTCACTTGCTGTCTGTACGTGCGCGTGCTGCCGGACCACCGCGCGCCGGAATCGCTGACTACTTCCGCACGGAATACTTTGTACTGGTATTGGTTTATGCCCGGCATATTCAGTTCCATAATAATCTGTGATGATATCATCAACTGTTGATATACCGCGTACTTGTCCGGGCCATACTCCATGTTAACCGTAACTTCTGCCTGTTCCGTGGCACCGCCTAGGCCGCGTAGATACGTGAAGTTGTTCGACCAAAAATAACTCTTGAAAGCGTCCCAAAACCATTCGCCATTTTGCATGTTCCACCGGACACGGAGCGCGCATAATAACGCGTCGTCCTCATTGGCGCGGTTCCAATTGCGGTTTTCATATTCTATAACGTGGTCTATGCCTGTACCCCATAAGTCCTTTACGGTCAATTTCTTTAGGTACCGCACGTCGATAGTCTTTCCGAGCGTGTAGGTAGTGGGCATAATAGCCTCGGTAGGGTCTGCATCATCGGCGGGTTCGGCCACTACCGGAAACGTTACGCCCGGTGCCGTCGCAAAGGGGTAGTATATGTCTACATCTTGCCCGGGCATTTTGATTTTAGGCGGCTCGGGTAATGATGCCTGGTTGCCCGGTATCGTGTGCCAGTAGGTTAGGTCACAATGGAATACGCCCAACGTGATAAACTGCGTGCCCGCACTCGTCTCGCAAAGGAATGTTAGACTGGACTCCGCAGTTAACTCGGTAGACTTTTGACGGTCCGCGCGCGTCATCAGTGGGCAGGCAAAAGACATATCAAAATCTATCACGTCCTCGTACGGCAGTTCGAACATATGTACCGCGGTGCCCTGGGTGGCCACTGCGATGTTTACGGTTTGTCCTACGCCGGAAATCTTGTCCGGGTATATCTTAATCATCATAGGGCGGGTAGGCCATACGGGTAACTGCCTAGAGTAAATTACCGTCTGATTCGTTACGCCCTGCAATTCCACGCCTGCAACGGGTATTGTTATCTTCATAATTACTTGATGTTTAATGTGTCAATAATCGCATATCGTATTATCGTTATGATGTCATTCTGCAATGACAGTACTCTAGCCGGGTTAAGTACATCCGACACCACGCCGCCCGGGTTGTGGTCGTTCGGTACCTTTATTCCCTCCTCGCCTATCATCTTGGCGATAGGATACGCCGCTTCAATCGGTATGTTAGCCCCTCGGCGGTTCTTGTCCTCTATCCACCGTTTGATAACGGATAACGGCGGTCGCCTTCCGGGGGCGCGTCCTCCCTCCATTGCGCCGACATAGCGCGGCGCGGTTATCTTCGCGTTGTTGCCGCTTACAGTAAGTTTAAGTTCGCGCCCGAAGTTACCGGAAGCTATCAGCCCCTTCTGTATGTACGACTGTTCGATATCGTCGCGTAGCTTGGTTAGCAGCACTTCAATCTGTGTAATCGGATTCCTTGCCATTACTCGGATATATTAAGAGTTATCTCCCACCCCGATTTGGGACTATCGTAAATATTCTGTCTCTTAACCACATTTGCAGCCCCGCTAACGTAATTACACCCTGCTTGCTTGGCAATGTCTGTAATTGCGGTGAAAGTCCTGTCTAGGACCCCTATTTCATCTGCATCGCTGCGTAGGTAGTGGGACGTCCCTAGCACCTGGATAAGTACGTTAATTCCGAACGGCTCGGGTGCCAGGTCGGAATAGGTCTGCACGCCCCCGGGCATATCGACAAAAACGAAATCGCCTGTTATCTGATTGGCCAGTACGTTGCGGGTGTACTCGTCGCCAAAAAACACGGGTAGGCCGTGTCGGCCCGCCCATGTTGATACATCGTCTAATATCCCTTTAAAAGTCATATTCCGTCTTTACATTATCGTCATACTCGGGTGCATTTACGTCTGTAATAGTCCGTTTACCCGTCCAAGTTTTTACCTTATTACCCTTGTAATTACCGGATAGTGTAATGGCCCCGATAACGGTTGTGCTCGCCTCAATGCTAGCGTTTTCCTCCATAACCAGCACCCCGCGGCTAGCTGCCATTATCTGCCCGGCTGCTGCGACCTTCGAGTTACCAGACATAACCACGCCCGAACAGGTGTTAGCTTTTCCTTCTATAACGGCGTTGTCCCTCATGATGAACGAAAGGTTCGTACTAGCTACGTCCACCAACCCGATAAACTTGGCGTTTCCTTCCATACGGACAAGCGCACACGCCCCGGTTAATGCCGTCGGCGCAAATACCGTCTTGTCCTTCATGTACACCGTACCCACAAAATCAAGTGATGCCCATACAACCGGGTTGTAGTACACTACGGAATCACCGCCGAAATAGCCCGAACCCGTTACACTAGCATTTACCAATGAGGCGTTGTCCTCTACGCGGATATTGCCCTTCATACTTAACGCCGTGGTACCAGTGTTCACAATCTTACAACCGTTGTACACGGTTACGGTTATGCCTGCAAGGTCTTCGGGGGCTATCGGGCTGTCGTTTGATTTTCTGAAACGGAGATATGCCGCTTTGTATGCAAGCGCCACCGGGGCGGGTGTCCATGGAGTACTTGCCCAACCTGATGCCGATACTATGGTATCGGTCGCCGATACGAAAACTGCACTTACTTCAATGCCCGCGGGCGCGCCGCTTATCAAAATGCCCGTAGGGCCGTTTACCCGGAACGCTTCGAGAACGCAAACCCGGTTAGCTACGCCTGTGGCGCTCGTAATCGTACCGCCCTGCGATACGGTATTGAAATCACCTTGAACCGCACGCGACTGAACGTTCAGAACCCGCGCCCTGGGGTGCCCCGGTACCTTGTTACCGAATACATTAGTTCCGGCAAACTCGAACTTACCTTTGAAATATGCATCTCTGTAAATCGTGGTATCGTAGGCTGCTATGGCCGCTTCTAGGTTCTTAACGCTCTCGTAGTCCTCAACTAGCATAGAGCCAATATTATCCGGTGTATATAGTCTATACATACCTTCAACCTCTGATGAAGACAGGTAGTAATTACCGCTAATCTTCCCTAGGTCCTTTTGCGCCTTCGAGAAATCGATATCTGTATAGATGTTCTTTACTTTGGCGTTGTGGTAAAACCGTCCGTCCGGCACATTGCATCGGGTAAAGATGAACGGCATGTTAGCAACATTTGCGGCGCTAACACCCTTGAGTGTAATCGTACCAGTAGATAACGCAAAATTATCGCACCCGCTAACGATTAAGTTTTTTCTAAGCACCGAACTGTAATTATCCAAAAATGTACCGTCATATGTAAGGTTCTTAACGTTCTCAAAGGTTCCCGCTAATGTGCTTTCGGCGTTAACGGTCGTAAAGGCTACATTACACTGTGTTATGTCCGCATAGATGCGTGCGCCGAACGCGCCGCCGCCTGTCTTACTGATAACAACATTACTTGTGTCAATGACTGATTTACGCACGCCGGACGTAGCGCTCCCTGGATTAACCTTAGTTGCAACCTTCATTGCGCTAGTGTACTGAAACTCTATGCGGCTGTCGTTGATGTCTATGTGGGCCTCAATCGCAACAAAAGGTAATGTTACGTTTGCCGCTGTGATATCTGCCGGAACTGCTGCGGCTGCTGGGGTCTTATGAATCTGAATCCCAATGTAATAGGCGCCGTCCGTACCAATACTGTTTCCGTAGCCCGACCAGGACACCAGTTTCTTTTCTGCATTATACCGTAGTACACGCATTTCGTACCCTTCTCCCGCTAATGTAACATTTAAAGAAACGCCCCCCACATAGATAAGGGACTTCAGCCGTATTGCATTTTCGTCCGGTACTTTTGATTCCCCATACCCAGAACCGATAACAGCGGCTACGCTTCCCTGCTCCACATCACCTACTGCGAGAACCTTTGCTGCGGATACCTTTCCCGTAACGAACTCGTGTGCGCCGACAAGGGCCGAAGTACCTGTAATGCTAACGAATGGTCTCGGGTCGTTTACGTTGGCCTCGTATCCGTTCGTGTCTACAATGCTATCGCCCGATACGCGGATAGACGGATAGTTCAGATTGCCGCTAAATATCCACGCGTTGCCCTCCTGTGACAATGTGTTCTCATCATACACAATGCCGCCCACGTCCCCTGTGTTGACGTAGCGCCCTTGTACGTGAAAGGAACGTAAAGCCTTGATACGCTTTTTGCCCCCGTCATTAATTATCTCATACTTTTTAATCATAAATCATTTGTTAAAATGTTTCTTTATCTCCGCCTTTTCTTTTTCTATATCTTCGTGCCTTTTCGCCAATGCTAAAATAGCGTCCAGGTAATTAACTTTTTTGGCTTCTGCGAACGAGCAGTTGAACGCCTCGGCCGTAGCCTGTACCAGTGTCAATATGTTCTTTGCCTCCTTCAGTTCGTCCGCCTCTGTGTCCGGACCTCCCGCACCCTGTGGGAACAACTGTTTTTCTAGAGCGTCTGCCGCCTCTATTTGCTCCTTGATGTACTTCATTGTAGACAGCAGGTGATAGATGTTATCCGGCGAATACTCGGCGGGTTGGTACTCATCGAGCGTGCACCACTTCGTAACCTTCTCCGTTGCCGTCTCGGCCCTGCGCGTCTCTATCAACTGCCATAATGTCACCTGTTCAATACTCGGCAGCGTGTACACTACACGGCGGTTTTTGGTTACGAATCGGTCGGCCTGTATGTACTCCGAGACCTTCTCTAATAACTTACTTTGTTCGGAAGTTAGCCGACCTTCGTAACACGGGTGCAAGTTACATATAAATTCTAATTGTTTGGCGTTATTATACCGACAAAGTGCGTAGTATATGCGCATTAGCGCACGTTTCATACGGCCCTTCACGGTATTCGGGCACGACATCAATACGATATCCTCAAGCCCCTTAAATCTAATCTTATTCATATTTATCGAATTCTATTTGTTCCACTTGTTCGTAATATAACCACTCTTGTTCATCTGTCCCGTCGTACTGAACCACTACGCCCAATACATCGGTCTCCAATACCGTTCCGGTTCTTCCGTCCTCGGTAACCTGCACACGCTCGTATATCTGTATCATTGTGCGGCGGCTTTAGGTCTGTACTTCCGGATAAGGAAATCAACGCCGTAACGGATAGCGTCCCATGCATGGTTAAAGTCATCTATCGGCTCGTTCGTGAACGTGTCCGTCATATCGTCCTTGACGTAGGAATAGTTATCCGCCTCATCCAGGATATTGGCGCTCTGCTTCGTCACGTGCAACTTGAATTGCTTCACCTGCTGTATTCCTGCCTTCACGGAACCTTTGCCCTTGACACATGGAATTGTCTTACAGCCGTGCTGCCGTATCTCTACGATACTCTTCTGTTCGGCGCTGTCGCACACGGTATATACGTTTTGCAGCCCGTAGTCCTTAAGCGTGTCCGCTATCGTGCGGTTAAGCATTTTAGTACGGTAGCACACTTCATCTATGTACAGGTCCCAACCTCTCATGTAGATATCGACAATTGCGGTAGGGTCGTTCTGAAAGCCAAAATCAAGCCCGACACAGCGTTTTGTATCCTCGCCTTGTAGGAAGTCCGGCAGCGTCTCGATAACTTCAATTTCGGGATATACGAGGCCTTCCAGCCCGCCCGTTTGTCCTTCTCCATATACGCGCCACCAATTTGGGTCGTTGGCGTTCTTCTCGATTGCCTGTACTTGCTGCTCGGTTAGGAACGGATTATCTTTGTACGTGCTGTGGATAGTTACGTACTTGTCCCCTACAAAATCAGTCTCGCCCCAAAACCTACGCACCGGGTTAAAGTCGATTATCACCTTAAGACGGGTACGCACATCCAATTGGCGGAATATCTCCCTGGGTATCCTCTGCGCTTCGTTGATGAACAGAATGTCCCGCGCCGGGCCGTGGACCTTCGCCGCACTGTCACACCCGAAGAATTCAATGTAAACGCCCTCCTTAACGGTGTATATCATATCGGACTTGTTGAACGCGTTGTCCTCCCATACCCCCTCGTCAATCAGCATATTTGTAAAGTCACGGAGCATACCGCGCTTGACGGCCGGCAGTGTGTCCGTAACACAGCTGATCATTAACGGCTCGGGGCTTTCCCGCGCTATCAAGTAGAGTAGCTGTAAGGTGCTCCACGTCTTAGAAGAACGCGTACCGCCCTTACTTGCTATTCCGCGAATGCCGGGATTCATTAGCGGCTCTATCATTTTATCGAATACATAGGTACACTTCATTTAACCCCCTTTTCCTTCGTTTTCCGAGCCTTTGTGTTCTTTCTTGAACTCCTTTAGCTTTTGCACCCTTGAGACCGTCCTAGGGTCTGAAACCTGTATTGTGAGGCCGCCCTTAATCTCTTTGCCACCCGACGTGTAGTCAAGTGCGGTCTTGTGCCCTCTCAATGCGCGAATGTAATTTGGGTCAAATACTTGTGCGGCTGCCCCTGCGTCCATATCTTGGAATATCATCTGCCGGATATTGTCGATTGCTTCAGCGAACGCCCTCGACGCCTCTAGCCCGAACTCCTTATAGTTGTCTTCATATATCTGCCGGCGTACCACCAAATAGTTAGGCGCTGCGCCAAGGAACGCGCAAAAGTCCGTTTCGGTCATCAGGCGCTTTCTTGGAATCTCTAGGAGCGTTCCTGCCATGTTGCCGGACTTGACGACATCAACCGCGATAATAGGGTGCCTATCTATCCAGTCCTGGTACATATTAAAGGCGGATAGCAAATCCTCCGGTTCTTGCCAAATCGGAACCTTACCCCACCGTCGGCGACATATCTGAAATACGCTGTTGCAGCCGTTTTCTTCTGCCGGGTCTAGGCGCGTGCGGGATTTATCAAGGCGCGCCTGTGAAACCACATTTACCGCCACTCCGTCCGGGCCGCGTTCCACCAATGGAGCGGGCGCTTTTTCGTTCTTATCTTCTTTTGAATTTTTCATACATTATTATTGCTTCTCATTTATTGACAGCAAATATACCGCTTTCCCTCCTCAAAATAGGACTAAATGCCTATAATTGCCTTCTATGACACGTAACTATCTGATTATCAAGCTACAAAGTTTTTGCGTCACAGATGAAAATTCTATCTATTACACATAACTCATTATGACACAGCGAGTTACGCCAAACGTCACAGATGTAACAGATGTTTTCCTATAAGGTAAAAACAAGAAAATGAGTACTTAAATTTGATATATATTAACCTATACTAATATATATCAAATCACAATATTAAAAATCATCTTTTTTATCTATATAGAAACTATCTATTACATCTATTACACTATTACTAACTATAAGTAAATCAGTGAGTTACGTGTCACAGTAAAAAATCCTTAATCTATTACGCAAAAAGTTTGTAGTCTGATTATCAACGACTTAAGCGTCATAAACGAGTGTCACAGATGATTTTAATTGTAAAGTTAATTAGTAGAACTTTTAGTCAAAACGTTAGTAAAACAGCCCTTTTCGAACTTTCTCTCAAAAAACTTTTTGCAGAATTGACGCTTTATACATTTTCTCTCAAAAAACTTTTTTGTCAAAACATTAGTAAACCCACTTTTTTACCCGAAAAGGGCGTTTTTCAAAATGTTTCTCAAAAAATTTTGCGGTTTTCGATTTAGCATCAATTAACTATGTTTATTAACGTTTTGACAAAAAACTTTTCTCTCAAAATCTTTGTTTCGCGGTAAAAACCACAATTGCAAAGTTTTTTGAGAGAAAAGTTTTCTAAATCATTCCACTACATTTCCGTTAATATCTCGCGGAATGAACCCGTATTTATCCGCCCATTCGCGTAAAATTGCATTACATCTCCTTAATGCCCTGCACGGTTCCCGTTTTTCCCACTTGTGAAACTGCCACATCCATTCGTCTAATGATACCGTCCCGTCTCTATAATAGTTGAGGCGGTAAATAGGGTTTGACTCTACCCGCCCTCTATACTTTAGCTTCCGCGTTCCCGGGCACCACTTTCGCGGGATATCCTCCGTATTGAACTTAATCAGGCGCTCGCGTTCCGGGTTCTTTAACAGCATTGTTTCAATGGTCGGTATCCGGTTTGGCTCGGTACGTGTGTTACGGTTGTCTCGTGTGGTTACAATCTCGTATATGATTTGCGGCAGCGCCTCGCATACCGCCATTGCGTTAACCAGGTTATAGGGGAAGCCCTTCGCTTTCCGGTAATAGATGCCGTTCGCCTTGAAGAACTTGAATAGGAAGAACTCATTTACATTGAGTATCGTCGCCAGGTCTTCGACTACGAATTCTAGCGGTTTCTTTCTGCACTCCATTAGTTTCTGTCCCATTATAATCTGCACATTGTTATTGCGGCTATCAGCGCCAGTAGGAACGCCCAAACCACGGTTAGTAAAATCGCTGTTAACATTCTCACTACTAGCCCGGGCAAATCTTCCGGGCTACTCATCCACTTGCAAAACCTCTTAATCATAATTTCAGCGCCTCCCTTATTTTTCCCAATAACGCGTACATCTCGGTGCGCGTCAATGTCAGTTGTACCTGCGGATTGTTTTTCCGGTAAAACGTGAAGTCCGTAGCCCTCTTTAGGTTTCTCGGCACGCTCTCGGCGTATATTACCACTTCCTCGGCTTCCGCCTTACCTATCTTCATGCGCATATTATATTGCGCCTTTTCCGCTCTGTACAATGCGGTCTTGAAAATATCGTTCGCCGTGGGGCGTCCTGTTGCCTCAGCCTGCTCCCGCATTTCCTGCTCTCTGAATAAATGTTCCATGTCTGCCATAACGTTATGATTTAAAAGATTAGTTTGATTAAATAGTGTAATACGTAATTGCCCAATAGCCACCAGGATAGCGCGGCCCCTACGAAACCGCCCACTGCTGTGCACGTAGCATCCACCCAATCGAATTTACCGCCGTGCTGCGCATCTTTGAACTCCATGCCTAATGCCAGGCCGATAGCCAACCAAAAGTTTATAGCGCCCGCCGGGATAGCGTAAAGGAAATGTTTCCGGCGGTTGGACTCTAGGAACCACCGTAATAACTTGTTGCACCCTTTCGCGCCTGCCACCTCGGCGGGTACCTTAAAGGGGAAAGGTACAAATTCGCCCGCGTCGTTCTTTGTTGTGGCGTACTCGGTCTTTCCGTCTATCGGTCTATACGCGTGCGACGTGCGGTCACCTGATAGCAGTATCTCTCCTAAATACTCGTAACGGTATCCGTCATTCAGTAATACTACATCACCTTTCTTGTAATTTGTTGTTTCCATACTTTACATTTAATTAAATGAATAAATGTCCTAATATATGTTCTATAACCTTTACCGTCCACCCGTTACCGCACATCCGGTATATCTGTGTGTCAGATACCACCCACTCGTACCACTCCGGTACGGTCTGCAACCGTGCGCACTCTATAGGCGTTAACCGTCTTATCCGGTATTCGGGATTAAATATTAACTGCTTGCCGTTCGTGCATAGCGTGTCGCCCTTCGATGAGGCAAACCAGATAGTTCCTATATCGCTTATGCCGGACTTCTTATTGTCTCCCCTGTGGGGTCTTATTCCGTCCTTATTGAATGACACACCTACTACACGGGAACTCATCTCTTTCAGTACGGCTAGTAAATTATCTTTGCCGTCTTTGTAGCACCGTTGCACTACGGTATTCGCCTTCCCTTCCGACGAAACTATTCGTGCTCCGAAACCGTTTCCTTTCTCGGCGTTTACCCTATCGTGGTTAACCATACCCTCAAGGGCTTTAGATGATATATAATATTTTTCATCTACTTCGTCCTCTATGATATCACGGATAAATATTCCCCGATCTATCGGTTGGGGTATCTCGGCTATGTTAGTCCAATACAATCTTTTCCGGTTCTGCGCGGATACTATGTTGCTGTTAATCATAATGGGTTCCACTCCGATAGCCTTGGTTAACACGGCTTCCCACTTCTTCGACATCTTCACGTTTTCTATCAGGAACTTGACGTTCGGGTTATACTTCCGTATGTCTGTCAATATGCGCATATACTCCCAAAACAGATATGATTGCCCCTCAAATTCAAAACCCATTTCTTTGAGGTCGAGGTAGGTTTGCAGGTCGGTTATATCTACCTTGTCGGTCGTTACCATACCTACCCTCTTTCCCGCGAACGAAAACGACTGGCACGGGCTTCCGCCTATAAGCAAATCTATCTTATCCAATTTTGATACGTCCACCTTTGTAACGTCCCATAGTTGGATAGTATCCGGGAACACGTGCGTAGTCTGCTGTATAGCGAACTTGTCAACCTCGGAAGCGTAGTACTTATCCGGAAAACACCCGAGTTCGGTTAACGCTATCTGTCCGCAACTCATCCCGTCAAATAAACTCAATACAGTCATTTCTTATACTTATTAATCAGTTCTTTAACTATGCTCATTAAACCGTCTTGTGCCGTGGCTTTTCTGCTTAGCACTTGTATTACCCGCTCGTCCACGGTTCCCTTGCTTATTAGGTGGTGGACAAACACGCTATTCTTTTGGCCCTGCCTCCACAACCGCGCGTTGAACTGCTGATATAATTCCAGGCTCCATGTAGCGCTGTACCATATTATACGGTTACCGCCCTTCTGCATGTTAAGCCCGTGGCCCGCGCTCGCCGGGTGCGTGACCAGTACGGGTATCTTTCCCTCGTTCCACTCCCTTACATCGTCCACGGTGTTAAGCCTACGCGCGCCGAACGGCTGCAAAGCCTTCATTATCCGGGCTTCCTCGTGCTTAAAACCATAGGCCACCAACACGGGCGAACCGTTCGCCGCCTCAACCATTTCTACCAGGGTTTCCAATTTTTCGTCGTGCACATTGTACACGTCACGTACTTCATCATAGACCGCGCCCCCCGCGTATTGCAGCAGCTTGTTTGTAAGGGCTGCGGCGTTTAGCGCGGTGATTTCTTTGGAGTCTCCTCCGGTAGCGTCAAGCAGCGTTAGAAGTTGCTCCTCCTCGAACTTGTCGTATGCCTTCTTCACCTTCTCGGATAGTTCAACATAATTGTTGATGTACGTCACGTCGGGCATATCCAGGAAATCAAGCGCTTTCATTGACAGCGTTATGTCGGATATCTTTTCGCCTATCACCTCCTCGGTATTGGCCAGTGGCTTGTACTCGTAGATTATCCCGGCATTCTGCCTACCGGGACGGAAGTAGTTGGCGCGGTAATCGGTTATTGTCTTACCTAACCTTTGCCCACCGTCAACAAGGTACATTTGCGCCCATAGGTCAATAAGTCCGTTTGGCGCGGGGGTTCCGGTCAGACCCACGACACGGTAACAACTGCGGCGGATAACCTTTGCCGCCTTGAATCGTTTAGCGCTGTGGTTCTTGAAACTGCTTAGCTCGTCCAATACCAGCATATCATAGGGAACCTTTTGCCCGCCCCACATTTGCAATAGCCATACGAGATTATCCCGGCTAACCGTGTACACATCCGCTTCCGCCCGTGCTGCCGCCTCTCTTTGTTTGGCGGTGCCCTTAATGACTGATACGCGTAGGTGGCGTAAATGTATCCATGCGTTAACCTCGTCTATCCACGTCATTTCCGCTACTCTCTTGGGGGCTACTACCAATACCTTGGTTACTTCAAATCGTTCTATCAAGTCAGACACGGCCGTTAACGTGGACACGGTTTTCCCCAGTCCCATGTCGAGAAACAGCGCAGCGCACGGGTTGTTCTCAATATGGTTAACGGCCGTTATCTGATACTTGTGTAACTGTGTACGGTCTATCATTATTCCCTCTTGTTGATTGTTTGGAACACTACGTTCTTTTCATCTTCTCGGCAGCCTTCGTCACACAGGAAGTCAAGCCCCTTGCATTCGGGCGCGCCTTCTTCGTTGATACTGTAAAATGCACATCCCTTACAGGTGTTGGCGTTCGCCTCTCTTACTACGTAGGTCGTTCCGTCTTTTTCAAAGGTGGTGCCTACACACATATAACTTCTATCTTCATTACTCATGTCAATAAATTTTTTAATTGTTAATTGTTAATATCTCATTCCTATCTTGCGTAACTGTGTACGGTCTAACACTGTCCGTTCGTTTTTAACGGTTCGTACACTACGTTCTTTCCGTCCTCCCGATAATCCCCGTCACAGGGTAAAGATATCCCTTTACATTCCGGTTTACCTTCGGAAGTGATATTGAAAAATGCGCACCCCGCACAGGTGTTAGTGTCTACCTCCCTTACTACGTAGGTTGTACCGTCCTTCTCAAAGATTGTGCCTACACGCATATAATTTCTATCTTTATTACTCATGCCATTAAATTTTTAATTGTTATTATCTCATTCCTATCTCGTCCATGTACAACTCGTTTGCAAGGTCTTTCCGTGTGAACCGTTCCGGAAATAATTTCAGTACTTCGTCTATTACATCCAGGATATCCGGAAACTTTGACCTGATACCTAACAAGTTGCATAACTCCCTAGCCGGGTCTCGCTTGAACACTTCATCCGTGTACACTTCCCTCAATTCGTCGATACCTTCGTACAGGGTAGTTGTTAGGTCGTTGAGGCCCCTGCGTGTATGCTCTTTGCGTAGTATCCTGTCGGGTACCTCGGACAACAAGTATTGTTGCAGGTTATCCGGAAGCGCCTTAATAGCGTCCCCAATTGTATATCCCTCGGTCGGTGTACCGTGCGCCATAGCCTTAACCAGGTGCCCGAACTGATTCACGCGGTCTACTTTAAGATTCTTATTAAATTCTTCCATGACTCTAGTAAATTAATAATCCGACAATAGTATAATATTCTCGACGGGTACCGTTACGGTCTTATGTCCGGTAGCGTTCGTATAGGCGCCGGGGCAATTGCATCTGACAATTACTTCCCGCTTATCGCATAGGTTTTTACCTATTATCCACCCGGTGTACGTTCTGTTTTCCCGCTGAAAACAAATCTCTTTCCGCGTCCCGTCGCGCCTAGTGACCATGTCTATAATGGATTGAGGGGAGAGGCCCTCCATAATGTTACGGGCGAATATCGTAGCACGGTCTGTCATAACAAGGTGATACTCTTTATCGTATAGATATGATTCCAGGTCCTTAAGGGAGTTGAATCGTTTCCGTTCCTTTGTCTTTACGTTGGTCGCTGCATATATGTTATGCAGTCCCGCATGTACGAAAACCTTTATATACTCATTTCCGTTACTGTATAACTCGTTATAGTCTCTTTCTGTGGTCTCCATATTATTTACCTCCTATCTCGTTAGCCATTGCTGACAATTCCTTTCTGCTCACTACTATGTACAGAGTGCGACCGCGTCCGTATATCTGCCACGTGCCGTTAAACTTTGAATAGGTAGCTGTATTACCGTCCACGTTATTAAGATTGACTACTTCACCCTTGGTCGGTTTATATTCCGTTAGGGACGTTAAGAGGGCCACCGCGGCCTTTTCATCCCCTAAAGGGATATCTAGTTCATGAGACGCTGCATTTGCGATTAGGGCGGTTATCTGATACGTTACCGCGCCTTCTTTCTCTACCTTCACCAACTTACATGTACCTAGGCGGAACGACTTTATAACTTCCAACTTTCCGGATTGACTTGTTACCTGTGCCATTGCACTAACCGCGAACAAAAACGCTACTAAAATACTAATTAACTTTTTCATGATTCTACTTTTTAAATGTTATACAATGTTATTACAGTGAAATCGCTTAACCGCATATCGGCTTCCGCGTGGGTTATGCTGTTAGATACGTACACCGTTTTTGGCTTTCTATTTACAAATATCCACCATGCATCCGTTACTTCATCTACTAAATCATAGTTAAGCGATCTCGCCAGCCGGCGGGCTAAATCCGATTTGCCCGACCCGGGGCGGCCTAAAATTAAAATTTTTTCTTTCATCACAATAATTTTTAAAGGGTTATAACTGTTATAAATTCACATTTTGCCCACAACGAGAAGTCCGTACTACTCATATATTCGGCGTTCTTTGCCTCGATAACTTTTGCTTCTTGTTCTGATATCTCTTTTCCGTTTACAAAATACTTTTTCATATCTTCTAATTTTAAGTGGTTATTTCCTTTTTGACACTTCAAAGATACGGATACTTTCCGGACTACCAAACTTTTTGTCAAAACATTAACATTCGTTATATCAGTTCATTCGATATTAACACCTAGTAACTTATCAATGTACAAAACAGCGTTTTTGTATGCTTCCGGGCTATCCACTACCAACACGGTAAACGATAGCTTTCTGATACGCCCTATGATGTGTTCCTGTATCCTGGTCGGTTTCTTTCCGGTGCTCTTGAACTCTACGAATAGCGCACGCCCGCCGGGTAACAGGTACAGGCGGTCGGGTAGCCCGTTAACAAATTGGGATAGCAATTTTACTGCTATCCCTCCATTGTCATTGACGTACTTGGAAAATGTACGTTCAAATACCTTTTCGCTCGTCTCGTTCGCCTTCATCGATTCCCGGTCTTACTATCCGTATAACGGTATTGTTAGCTATCTCGCATGCCCCCCGTAGTGCTACGTAATTGGCACGGGCTATTACGGCCTTACCCCATGTTAAGTTACTGCACCCCTTGAGGGTGTTCCAATTGTCCGACTTCTTATCGTAGACCTCCAATTTGTACACTCCCATAAACTGGCCGTTAAATGACTTGTCCGGCGTTATACGGGTGGCGCCGTCCCTTGTCCCTCTTAGTTTCTTTCTGTTACTCATAATCTTATTATTTAACGATTAGTACTTTACTCCTTCTCCCTGTACGCTATCACCACCCTTTTCGCGGTTCCGAACACTAGGTCACATAGTTCGTCTTTTACGCGTAACTTCACCACGTCACGGATAGTATCGATATTATTAACTTCACGGGACCCGATAAGGGCGGTTAGTTCGTCCCCTTGATACTTGACTACTGCACCGCCTCCAAATATAACGGTTACTTTTAAAATCTCAAACATAATCTTTATATATTAGTTGTTGGTTCACAGAATAATAACACAAACGCTACGAACGCGACCGCCCAAAATAGGTACGTTAAAAATGTAAGTATGTTCTTTTTCATATCTTTAGGGATTTTATAGGCGGGTCGCCCCGCCCCGGTTAATGATTACTTGATTATTACACATTCTTTGCTGTTAATCTTCTCGTCTTGTATATTTACGGCTACGTACTTTTGGCTCTTAAGGTCGTACAGAACCGCGATAGTGTTACACCCGTTAGCGGTGTTATAGTCGTTGACTACGTTCACGAATTCGTATATCTTATTACCTACTGATATCTTAACATTGGTTTGTCTGAACAAATCGAATGTTACTACGTAGCTAAATTTCTTCTTTTCGTCTATTACTTTAGTTGCCATATCTTTTAATTTTAAAGGGTTATTGATTTCTTATCGACATTGCAAAGATACGGATACTTGTTGAACTACAAAACTTTTTGAGAAAAAACTTTGTAGATTTAACACAAATAAATAAATAAAAGGAAACGTTTCGCAACGTCTCCCTTCTGAACTGTAAACCCCTTAAATTAGTAGTTGAATCGAAATGAAATTGAGTAGTAATTGATTCTCTCTTTGCAAATATAGTTATTCTTTCGGAATATCCGTGCCTACTCGCCTATAAATTATCTGTGGGCCGTAAAGCTTTTGCCGGGCTTGTTTATCGCGCTTCCACCCCTTGAGAGATTTCAATACATTTGCAATCTCCCGGCCCTTAGCGGTTGTGTAGTCCTCTTTCTTTCGGCCTAGCGCCTCGGTCCACACCTCGATAAGGCTGCATGTATCCTTGCGCACTGTTCCTACCTCGCCCAAATCACCGTTAAGAAAGTCCATACGTTGAGGCAGAAACCTATCTTCATAGTCCGCCGGGAACAATCTATCTAGGTAGTCCTCTATCAGACCCTGTAACGGCGTGCGCTCTGTAAATTCGTCCCTCGTTCCGCCCGCTATCATTTCGGCCTCATCGGACAATGTAAGAGCCTCGCCAAATATATAGGCGTTCATGGCTTCCGCCCAAAGTTGGTCTACGATAGCGTCGAATTGCGGCTCAAATATAACATGTGTTTTCTTCACGCGCCTAACGGCTACCGGGAAAAATCGGCGGTTACCTGTTGCGTCTTTCAGAAACTCATCGTCATTCGTGGAGCCGAAAAATACACATTGTCTTTGATGCGTCTTAACGCGCCGGGCGTATGCGCCCCTATATGTATCTTCGCGCTTTGAAATGAAGTTCTTAACCGCCTCGACATCAGAACGCCTCAACGCTGATAATTCGGCTAGCTCCACGAGCCAGGCAAATTGTATAGCTTCGTATGACTCTTTGCCGGAAAGACTCGTTAACGAGTCGTTAAACCAACCCTTGGAAAGACGCTGTATTAATGTGGACTTTCCGACACCCTGCTCGGAGTAAAATACCAGGGCGGTATCAAACTTTGTGCCGGGCTTGTAAATGCGCGTAACGGCCGCTAATAGCATTTTGCGGAATGCCTCCCGTGTGTAGGCGTTATCCTCGGCTCCCATGTATTCGATTAAAAACGTATCAATACGTTCTACTCCGTCCCATGTGAGAGACTCTAGGTAATTTTTTATCGGGTGGAACGCGTTATCACTGCTCACCTGTTCGATAGCGTCGTTTAACTTGGCGTCGTTGTATATGCCGTGCAGCCGCTCTATGCGCCCCTTAATAATTGATACGTCCGTATCGGTGATAAGGTCGCCTTTTTTACTCCCCTTGCAAGTAAATGAGGGACGTGTAAATACAATGGTTTCTTTCAGCATGTCATAGGCTAGCAGTCCATTCAATAATGGGTCCGATTTGAACGCGTTGATAAAGTTGTTAACGGTTACTTGCTTGTTACCCTTTCCGTCCAGGTCCCACACTAGTCCCGTAACGTCCTCGGCGCTGTCTGACTTGGTGTCATCTCCGTAATCTTCGAAGTCATTTAAATCGGCGTCCGGCGTAATCAAGTCCTTAACACAGTCCTTATCTTCGCATACTAGTTTGTTCATTGCTTTCGTGCTATCCTCTTTACCCATGTGCCCGAACTTGTGCACACGTACAAGGTCGTAGGCATTATAGGCGTGTCCGTCTGATATCGGGTCGGTGGAGTGGTACGAAAGGCAAAACAGGTCCTCAAATACAATCATACCACCCACACTGTTACCCGCCTTATATGTGTATCTGTCGTTTCCGTGGTAAACCTCGTACACGTCCGGAAGGTATTTTTCTATGGCTTCCTGCACGGTGTACGCCCGGCAGAACGCGCCTACTAGCCCAGACTTTTCGCGCGGGTTCTGCGCCATTGCTTTATTCACAATCGCGCGGGTTTCCTTCTCTGTGTCTGATTTAAACGCCCAATTATTGATATCCCGCCATTCCTCGCCACTGCCATACAGAGACAAAAGGTAGTCGGCGCTAATCGGGTCGCCCTCTATAACGTCGAATACTTTAGGCTGGTCCGCGGAAAGCGATTGCCAATACATCATGCGTTCCGCTTGAAAGGTTGTCGGGTCGAACAAGTCAATACCTATCAACTCGGCCACTTTACGCGCGGCGGCCTCGTACTGTACAGGGTCTTGTACTTCGTCGGCGAACGGTATGATAAGCCGGAACCGTCTAGAGGTCTCGCGGTCTGAACGCGTGTTATATATTACCGCGGCTACTCCCGGGAACATAGCTTCAAATTCAACCGGGAAAAGCTCATCCGCGTAATCAACGTCTAATGTTATCATAGACCGGGATAATACCGCGCTCTTAAGCCTTCTAGCGCCGGAAAGTTCCCCCGCCATATATCCGCCAACATCTTTCAGATTGGCGCGCGCCGTGCGGTCAAGGCGGTCGAACTCGCGCATAGATTCCGGGCTGCGTACCTCTTTACCGAGTCTTTCCAAAAATCCCTCCCATGTGTATCTTACCGCCTTCCATTTCGTTGAGGCGGAACTACCCGCTACCGACAAAGTATATTTATCCATATCTAATCCTTTTTGTAATAATTACTTATAAATCCTTCCGCGTTCAATGGTATGCCGAACGGTTCGGCCCACTTGGGTGTACTCGCCATAGCTTGGCAGATCTCCTTGAGTGTTACCACGGGCTCGCCAAAATCATCTACTGGCACCTCGTTAACCGTCTCATCATGGATATGCCCCACTATATCAACCTCGGGGTATCGGGCGCGGATAGTCTGCATACCGTACACTAGTATATCACGGCTCACTGCCTGTGTTAGGTTCTCGGTTAGCTTTCCGCCGTAGGTATCGAGTTCCGACCATTTGCCCGTTAAATCGGTGCCCATGTACGTAATAACGCTACGTTCACGGCCCTTGATACTTTTGGTCTTTATCTTACATTCCGGGTAAAACAGGCGACGCCCGGAAGGCAGCAGGATAGCGAGCGAACTGTTTTCCTCGAACCATTCGAAACGGCACACCCACACGCCGTACTGTATTACATCTACACGGGCCTTGTTGCGTATGCATAGCTTGGCTTTACTTTCGAGAACTTCCCAAAATTCCACAATACGCGGCGATGCGTCCCGCCACCGTAGTATGATATCCTTGTACAGAGCCGGGTCTATTGATTTCTCATAATCCATTGTTTCCATAGCTCCGACCCAACCACCGTACCCTAGGGCTAGCTCCGTTACCTTTCCTTGCTGCCTGTAATGAGTCCCTTTCCCGCACTGTTCCTCGGGTAGGCTAAATGTACGGCTAGCGGATACTACATATATATCTTTCCCGTTCCGGAACGCGTCCAGACGCCATTCTTCACGGGCCAGACCCGCCAATACGCGCGCCTCGATTGCGCTGTAATCGGCTACTACAAATATCTTTCCTTCGTCCGCTATAAACGCGGTACGGATAAGTTGGGAAAGCATTCCCGGAGCGTCGCCCCAAAACAATTCAAACGTAGCTAAATCAACGTTTTTAGCGTCCTCTCGGCACGAGTCCAACTCATGGATATAGTTGCGCGGTAAATTCTGCATCTGCACCAGGCGGCCCGCAAAACGACCCGTCCGGCCCGCTCCGTAGTAACGGTACAATCCGTGTACACGTCCGTCCGGGCACACACAGTTAAGCATAGCGGTATATTTGGCATTGCTCGTCTTATTGATGATTTTGCGGGCCTCTAGCACCTCGGTTACCTGGTTGTCATTGCACGCTGCTATAATACCGTCAATATCTTCTTTCCGGAAAGAATCAAATGTCATACCGGAACGGGCAAAACAAAAGTCTTGTAATTGCTTGGTTGACTTCAAAGATGAGATGTTATACAGGTTCTTTATATGGTTTTTCAAGCCCTCACAAAAATCCTTGTTGAGGTTCTCCGCGTTCGTGGCTAGTCCTATATCTACCTTTATCCCGGCATCATTAATATATTGGTCCAGGGCGTAAACTTCGCGTTCCGAGTCCGGAAACATACAGTACTCTAATCTGTGGTACGCTTCGCGTTCGGAAAGTACGTCATAACGGAGATAGTCCTTAAATTCCTCGGCCTTCTCCGGGTAGCCCTTCATGTAATTACGGTACGCGCCGTCTTTTTTGCTCTGTTGGAGAAGGCTGAAAAACTTTATCAACGCTAGTCCGGTGCCCTTCTTTCCTTCCTTGAGGTTAAGCGCTGCCGATAACATTTTAAGCGATTCCGGGAACCCTGCATATAACGCCAGGGAAGCGGTGCACAAAAATCTATCGGCCGGGATATCAACACCGTAGGCCTTTAGGCACAATCTTTCAAACTGCGCATTGTGCGATACTATTGTATATTGGGTGTCCTCTATTAGGGATATAAATTTCCCCCACCCGGTTTTGTCATCTGCTACATCAATTATAACTACATCACTATCCCCAACCGCGTAGCCGACCAATAATATCTCGAAATCAAATGACATCGTATATCTATACGCGCCGCCCGCCTTAATATCCTCGCTTGAAAATGTTTCGAAGTCTATGAAAATTGGGTTAATCATTTCTTTTATTTTTAGGGGTTGAAAAATAAGGTCCCCCCGCTTCTACTCGGGCGGACCTCGCACATTTGTTATAAAATAAAATCGGTTAATAAAAAATTAAATAATAAACTCTGTAAAAATGTTATTCGAAATCACTCAAACCGTTATCACTTCCTCCTTCATCTTCGAAGTCGTTAACACTTGCACCTCCGTCTAATCGGTCGTCGTCTACAACTTTTTGTATCCCGTTGAGCCCGACGCCGACTCCGCAACTGTTAGCGGACTTAAAGTACGAAAACAAACTTAGTGATGCGGTTCCCCATGAACCCGAATACATATCTTCTTTAACCGTTATCGGCTGCTTGTGCTTGTCGATAACAATCGGTTTTCCGTTCTTCTCCTGTCTCTTTGCGTTAAGTACAAACATTCCTTCATACCCTTCGTCACCTTTCTTGTCGCCGTCCGTTAGTGGGTTTCTCCAATCTTCCGGAAGGTTCCCCTTGAATTTCGGGTTGTTCGCCAAAAATTCATCTGCAAGTTCCTTGAGTGCTCTCTTAATCTCGTTAACCTGCTTTGTGTCGGTTTTCGGGATAAGTATTGATACGCTGTAATAGTTAGTATTCCCGTCCATGATAGGCGCGGCCTCGAATACTCTTACATAAGAAAATCTCACATTTTTTAGAATCAGTTTCTTACTCATAACTTTTAAATTTTAATTGGTTTTTTAATTCGATTCAAAGATATGGTTTTAATTTTATATCTCGCAATCGCTTTACTTATTTTAATATTTGATTTGTTAGCTTTCGATGTCGAAATCGCTTAAAGCGTTAATCTCGTCCCCTGGTGCGCTATCCGGAACTAACTTAGGTTTGCCTGGTTTGGACTGCACGTACTGTCCGTACTTAGCGGAAAACACTTTCTTTCCTACTATCTTTTCAAGGTCTCCGATACCTTTCAACCTGATGTTAAATATCTCATCTTCCAGGTATTCGCGTAACAGGTCTTGCCGTATCGGTTCTTCGTCCGTTATTACCCTGATAGACCTTCCCGCTACCAACTTGTACCCGTTCCACTTATGGCCCCTTAGCGCCTCATCATACACGTACTTGTTAACGCTCTCTAGCCAGCTCTTGTATTGGTCTATCTTGCCGATAAGGTCGGTTATTTCTTCCCGTGTCAGTAGTTCCGGGTATTCGTACCGCTCGAAGTCCTGCAAAACGTTTTCGTACTGTTTCCGGCATTGTGCCTTTACAGGACAAAAGCCGCACCAATCGCCTACCTTTTGCTCGCCTTCCCCCGCGAAAGCTCTCATAGCTATTGGTTTTAGCACCTTATTAGCCCACTGCGTCAAGTCATTAACGGAGATTTCCCACGTATCGAAATGATTTAACCGTACTTGTGCAATTACTAATTTAACCTTGGCTATTGAGGGCTTTTTCTTGAGTGCTCCTAGTGCGTACAACATCATTTGAGTATTGTTTTCCGCTTTCACCTTAACGCCTTCGCCGTACTTCAAATCGATAATTTCCAGTGTATCATGTCCGACTAACTGACAGTCCACAGAGCCGAAACAGTCCGGCGCGTATTCGGAGATATCTACCTTCTCCTCTAGCAGCATGGCACACGCTCCGTCAGACTTCTCAAGGTTGTAGTTTTCATTCATCACGAAATCACAGTAGTCGCGGGCGTACTTGAACATTTCCGGCTTGAATAGTGGGTGCGTCAAGTGGTCGTCTTTAAGTGTCGGCAATTCTTCGCCGAACGGGTCCGGTTCCCATACTCCCGCGTTCCATTGGGCTAGGCAGTATTCGCAAATCTCGTGGAATAGGGTGCCTTCTTCGGCGTACACGCTTGTTCCGTTTTCCACTGTTTCCGCTAGCCGGGCCGAGGGTGGGCAATTCATCCAGCGGCCCGAGGAACTAGGAGATAATAAAGAGTGGTCCCTATTTTTATGGTTTTGCATCATTATAGGTTTTCCTCAATGTACTTGATAAAGTCGGCAAAATTCTCGGGCGCCAGGGTCGGAAAAGATGATGCCCCGACATATCCGAACGCGTCTTTGACAATCTCCCTACGGCCTTTGTTTAGCGCTTTCATGGCTACGGCTTTTGCTTCTTCTAACGTGTATGTTACCGTTTTCTTAGGTTGCTCCGGTTCCTTCGGTTGCTCCGGTTCCTTAACTTGTTCCGGTTCCTTAACTTGTTCCGGTTCCTTAACTTGTT